GAGTTAGTCCCAATGCTTGTGGATATGGTCAAGTTCGGTATGTCTGCATACAAACAAGCTACACCTATTGAGGGTACGATTGACCAAGCTCTTGAGCAAATGAAGCAGAAACAAGCACAAGCTGCACAACAACCGCCTGCACCTGACCCAGAAATGATGAAAATGCAAGCTGAACAGCAACGTGAGCAAGCTAGGGTAGAAGCTGATATGCAGATTGAACAAATCAAGTCACAAAGCGAAGCTGCGCTAGAGAAGCAAAAGCAAGACTTTGAAGCTTGGAAGGTTCAGTACGAAGCGCAGAACCAGATCAACTTAGCGAGAATCAAAGCTAACCCCGGCGTGGACGTTCCGTTGCTTGAAGCACAAGAGTTGCAGTCTAAGCAAATGGTTGAACAGCTTTCAGCTAGCGTGAGTGAAGCTATCAACCGTATGGCTCAATTGCATGAAGGCATGATGCAAATGCAAGCACAGACCATGCAGCAGATTGAGGGTGTAAGAAGCGCAGCAACAGCACCTAAACGTGTTGTTCGAGGTGCAGACGGCAAAGTAATTGGAGTTGAGGTTGTCCAATGACACTCGAATACTCAAACGCTACAAGACACGCTCAAAATGAGGGGTTAATCACCTATGCTGGAACAAATGCGCTATTTAATCTCTACAGCGGTACACAACCTGCGAATGCTAATACTGCGATTACTACGCAAGTTCTTTTAGTCAGTATGCCCATTTCTGGGGTGTTTGGTACTGACACAAACGGTACATTGACGCTTAGTGCGGTAACCGAAACAAACGCAGCAGCATCGGGTACAGCTAGCTTTTTCCGTATATTTAAGTCTGATGGAACGTCAGTCATTATGGACGGTTCTGTTGGACTATCTGCTGCGGATTTGATACTAAATACTGTAGACATTGCTGCGGGTCAAAGCGTTGACATCACAGCAGGAACGATTATCAGAGGCAACCAATGAGCGTAACAGTCAAACATCCATTTGTAAGTTCTGTTCCTGATTCTGGTGACACTAGCTTAGTACGCCCTAGCAATTGGAACGCTGACCACACTATTATTGGTTTGGGTACAGCAGCAGAAAAAGACGTAGGGGTTGCTAACGGTGTCGCTTCCCTTGACGCTGGCGGTACTGTTCCCTTGTCGCAGATTCCCGCTTCAATTCAAGGCACTCTAAGCTACCAAGGCACATGGAACGCATCGACCAATACTCCTACTCTAGCTTCTGGTGTCGGCACAAAAGGCTACTACTACGTTGTGAGCGTTGCAGGCTCAACCAATCTTGACGGTATTACGGATTGGAACATCGGTGACATGGCTGTCTACAGCGGCACAGCATGGCAACAAATCGACAACACAGACGCAGTAACCTCAGTAAACGGTTACACAGGAACGGTTGTTCTTACCGCTGCTGACATTAGCGGCGTTGGCAATGTGGTTGGCCCTGCAAGCGCAACAGACAATGCAATTGCTCGTTACGACACGACAACGGGCAAGCTAATACAAAATTCTGTCGTAACAGTTAGCGATGCAGGCGCAATTTCAGGTGTAATTCAAGAAAACTTTACGCCTACAACAGCCCCAGCTTATCTAGAAGGAAGGGTTTTTTACGATACTGATGCAAAAACTTTATGTTATTACAATGACAACAGTCAAATGACTGTAAATATTGCACAAGAACAAATCGTAAGGGTTAGGAATCAAACAGGTTCAACTATTGATAATGGTACTGTTGTCTATGTAAATGGAGCAACGGGAAATACGCCAACAATTGCAAAAGCAATAGCAACTAGCTTTTCAACAGCAGATATTATTGGTGTCACAACCACCGACATTGCAAATAACGGCTTTGGTTACGTCACAATCAATGGATTAGTAAACGGGCTAGATACTTCCGCATTTTCTGAAGGCGATGCTGTATTTTTATCAGCAACAACGGCTGGCTTATACACCACGACAGAACCAGTTCGACCAAACTACTCTATCCAAGTAGGCGTAATTCTTAGATCAAACCCTAGCGTGGGTACTTTGCTAGTTACGATTCAAATCGTTTCTACTGAAAGCCAGCACATTATTGGAACAATTGCGACAGATCAAGGCGGAACAGGTCAGACTACGTACACAGACGGTCAATTGTTGATTGGTAACTCAACAGGTAACACATTAACAAAATCAACCTTAACTGCAAGCACAGGCATTTCCGTAGCCAATGGTGCTGGTAGCGTAACTATTACCAATACCGCACCAGACCAAACGGTAGCTTTGACTGCTGGAACAGGTATATCGACTAGCGGAACTTACCCTAACTTCACAATCACAAATACTGCACCGTCTAGCGGTGGTACGGTGACGAGCGTAGGCGGTACAGGTACAGTTAACGGTATTACGCTGACTGGTACAGTTACAAGCACAGGAAACCTTACGCTTGGTGGTACGCTTAGTGGCGTAAACCTAGCAACGCAGGTGACGGGTAATTTACCAGTTACAAACCTAAACAGCGGAACAAGCGCATCAGCAAGCACGTTTTGGCGTGGTGACGGTTCTTGGGCAACCCCTGCTGGCAGCAACATTACCGCATTGGGTTTATACGAAAACTCTGCAACGATTGCTGCAAATTACACAATTGGTAGTGGAAACAATGCGATAAGCGCAGGGCCAATCACCATTAACTCAGGTGTAGTGGTAACCGTTCCATCAGGTAGCGTTTGGGTAGTCGTATGACAGCAGCGTTCCAAAGCAATGCGTTTCAGCCAAATGCGTTTCAGACGCTAACCGTTACTGGCGTACTTAACGCTACGGACGAAAACGACTCAGGCGCATTTACTGGTACGGTTGGTGGTGTTGTACCGATAGTCGTGATGGATATGCACGATGGTGGGCCAAAACGCAGAAAGAAAGAAGCAGACAAGCAAAAGAAGCGCAGGGACGAGGTTATTGCGCTGTTTGAACACATTGTTGAAGGTAAACCATTAGTTGCAGAAGAAATTGCTGCACCCTTCATTAAGCAAGCTACAATAAGCAATCTAAAGTCGATAGATTTTATCAATACTATAGACTTTGATGCGTTGATGGCTGACTTGGTGAGGGTTCAGCAAATCTATGACGCTTACATTGATATGGACGATGAGGAGGTTTTAGCTCTGCTATGAGAAAGACTTACGTTTATGTAGATGGCAAGTTGGTTGAGAAGGGTTCGGATGAGCATTTGGATAAGCTGTATGGCCCGTTCGTGATGCCTGACATTCAGCCTTATCAGTCAATGATTGACGGTTCTATGATTACAAGCAGGTCAAGACATCGTGAGCATTTACTTGCTAACGGTTGTATTGAGGTTGGAAACGAGAAAATGGAAACCAAATATACGCCCATTTCTCAAGAAAACCGCAGGGATGTGTTGCGCCAGCAGTTAGGCAACATGACACACAAAGAAGCACAACAGATTTTGACGCAATTACGCAGAAAATATACTTGAGGGAGTACAAATGAGCGAAGCTGACAACGTTGGGCAACCAGACCGTAGAGAGCTACTATCTCAACAGTTTGACGAGGCACAACCGCAAGTAGAGGCAACACCCGCTGAAACTGTGCAATCAGAACCCGCCCCCGAACCCGCTGTATGGGAGCGTCCACCTGCATCGTGGAAGAAGGATTATCACGAAGTTTGGCAAACCGCTGACCCAAGGTTAAAGGAATACGCTTGGCAACGTGAAGAAGAAATGAAAAAAGGTGTAGAACCTTTACTTTCTAAAGCACAGTTTGCAGACCAAATCCAACAAGCTATCGAACCGTACCAAAATAACATCAAGTCGCTAGGTATTGAACCTACGCAAGCAATTAAAGCACTCATGGACGCAGATAATGTTTTGCGTCATGGTACTGCACAACAGAAAGCGCAGATGTTTGCTACACTTTCGCAGCAATATGGTGTAAATTTAGGGGAAATCAACAATCTGCAACAACAGCCTGTTGACCCTACTGTGTCAATGCTTCAAAACGAACTTTATAGCGTCCGTAATGAAGTGATGTCATGGAAACAGCAGCAAGAAGCGGCACAAAACCAAGCCCTTTTGGGTGAAATTAGTGCTTTTTCTGAGAAAGCTGAGTTTTTTGAAGACGCTCGACCAACAATGATCCAACTCCTAAATTCAGGAATGGCTCAAAACTTGGAAGAAGCATACAACAAAGCATTACGCCTAGATGAAGCTCTGTCTAGCAAGCTACAGCAAAGCCAACAAGCCCAAACTGAAGCAGCAAAACGAGAATCAGCTAACAAAGCAGCGAAAGCTGCTCGGGCGGCAGCGGTCAGCGTAAAAAGCTCTACACCCGGAGTGAACACGGCAGCCAAAGCGCAAGACAGACGTTCATTATTAGCCGAAGCAATTGACGGACTAAATGAACGCTTTTGACAACCTAATCGGAGATTACTATGGCATTTGCCAATAGCTCGATCAGCGACATCATTGCGACTAACATTCAAAGCCGTAGTGGTGAGCTTGCTGACAACGTAACAAACAACAACGCTTTGCTGCGCCGACTCAAAGAACGTGGCAACGTAAAGACGTTTTCCGGCGGTAACGTAATTTTGCAAGAAATTATGTACACCGATTCAGCTACCGACAACACTAACTCTTATTCGGGTTACGAAGTGTTGAACGTGTCGCAGAACAGCCCAATTTCGGCTGCTCAGTTCTCTATCACTCAGTACGCTGCTGCTGTGTCGATTTCTGGTCTGGAAATGATTCAGAACAGCGGCAAAGAAGCAATTATTGACCTGCTAGACGGACGTATGCAAGTCGCTGAAGCTCAGTTGGCTAACCGTATTTCTCAAGACATCTATCTTGATGGTACTGGTAACTCAGGTAAGAACATCACAGGTTTGGCTGCGGCTGTTCCTGATGCGCCTGCTACAGGCACATACGGTGGAATTAACCGGGCTACGTGGTCGTTTTGGCGTTCAGTTTCATACGGTGGCGTAGCTCAAGGCGGTGCGGCTGTTTCTGCTTCCAACATCCAAAAGTATATGGATTCGGTCGCTGTTCAGTTGATTCGTGGAACAGACAAGCCTGACTTGATCGTTTGCGACAACAACTACTACAGCCTGTACCTCCAGTCGCTGCAAGCTATTCAGCGTATTACTGACGGTGGCAACTCTAGCGCAGGTGCTGGTTTTGCATCACTTAAGTACTACGGTGCTGGTATGGCTTCAGATGTGGTGCTTGACGGTGGTATCGGTAGCGATGCGACTGCAAACCATATGTGGTTCTTGAACACCAAGTACATGATGTTCCGTCCTCACGTTGATCGTAACTTTGTGCCGATTGGTGGCGAGCGTCAAGCTGTCAACCAAGACGCTATTGTTAAGCTGATCGGATGGGCCGGCAACCTCACGTCCTCTGGCCCTCAGTTCAACGGCGTTTTGATCGCTTAAAGGAGCAGATACCATGGCTTATTCAGTCTCGCACGTTATCGGTACAACGCTTACTTCTATCGTTCCTACCAACCCTAATTCTGCTGGAGTTCAGATTCCAACGGAAGGCCCTCTCGGTCTTGAGGTGTTTGGTTCGGATGGTCGGTTGTATGTCTTGGCTGTTGCTGACGCAACTATTGCTGCGTCTACAGCGGTTTGCGCTATTGACCCTGCTACATTCGAAGTGGCTGCTACTGGCGGTGCTTACACAAGCCCACCAGTTGCGCTAGTCGCTGGAGATGTTGCTTGGTTTAGCAAAGCATCGGTGTAAAATAGTACAGGGGGTTGGGAAACCTTCCCCCTTTTTTTAAATCTACGGGAGAGGATTTTGGGACTAGATAGCGATGTTCGTAATGCAGATTCACAATTGTTTGTAGAGTTTTACACATATGAACACCCAAGTACGGATGTACAGAAGCCGTATCAAGGTGTGCCATTTGTGCGAATCGTAGTACCCGGCGATAAGACTAACGTAGTTGAGCAACCTGTACGTGAAAGCCATAAGCAGAGATTTCCTCGTCAATGGTTGCACTATCAGATGCAGAACAACGATGCAGCCGCTATTGGGACTCCATTGAAAGAATGGCACGAAGCTCGTCCTAGCGAGTTTAACCAGATGCAAATGGAAGAATTAAGCATTTTGAAGTTTCAGACGGTTGAGCAAGTAGCTACAGCGTCAGATATGCAGCTTCAAAAGGTAGGCATGGGCGCAGCAGGTTTGCGTGAACGTGCAAGAGCGTATTTGTTGAATAAAAATCAGTCTGACAGCCAAGTAGAGATGGAAAACACCAAGCGTGAGTTAGCTGAATTAAAAGAGCAACTCGCTGCTTTCATGGCTGAAAAGAAGGTTGGTAGACCAAAGAAAGAGGAATAAATGTCCACAATGCTGCAATTAGTCACGCAAGTGACAAATGAGTTAGGCGTGTCCACCCCTGCTAACGTAGCGGGTAACACCAATCAGGACGTTATCCAAATCTTAGCTTTGATGAACGCATCAGGCTATGAATTGCTAAAGAAGCACGATTGGCGCAGAATAACCAAGCAGCATTTGTTTACAACAACGTTTACCAACACTACTGGTGACGTTGCTCTTAATACCTACACAATTACAAACATCCCAAGCACCGCAGGGTTTGATACAACGTATCAAGTTACTGGTAACGGTCTTGGGAACGCTACGTACATTGTTAGCGTGGATTCCCCAACACAGGTAACAGTCAATCAACCCTCAACGGGTGATTATGTTGGTACGGACTTGTGCTTTATGAAAGTAAAGTATCCGCTACCTGCTGACTATGATGCGTCTGTACCTCGCACCCATTGGGATAAGTCAAAGCATTGGGAGATGTTAGGCCCGACAGACGCACAGCAATGGGAATGGCTACTTTCTGGATATATCTCGACAGGCCCTCGCATTCGATGGCGTTTACTTGGTAACTTCTTTCAGATATGGCCCGGTGTCTCAACAAATGAGCTACTAGGTTATGAGTATCGTTCCCAAGCATGGGCAGAAGGCTCTGACGGAACACCTAAAAACTCATTTACTAACGATGATGACAGGTGTATTTATCCTGATCGTGTAATGGTTTTGATGACAAAGCTTAAGTATTTTGAAGCTAAAGGCTTTGATACCACAGCGATGTACAGAAACTTCTTAACCGAACTTGAAACAGTTATGGGTCAAGACATGAGTGCTGCTAACTTGTCGTTCGCTCCTAGACCGGGTACGGTGCTGATTGGCTACGACAATATCCCTGACACCGGATATGGCCCAAACTAACTATGGCTACACGCAGAGGTGTCAATTCGTTAGTGCAAAGAACCGCAGCTAAGGTTGCGTCTTTACCTGCACCCGTAGGCGGTTGGAACGCACGTGATTCGATTGCAAACATGGATTTGTTGGACGCTGTTCAACTTACCAACCTGTTTCCATCGGTCAATAACGTGGTGCTTAGACCGGGTTTCACTAAACACGCTACAGGGTTACCGGGTCAAGTCGATACCCTCATGGGCTATTCTTCCGGTTCGACAAACGAGCTATTTGCTTGTGTCGGTGAAGAAATCTATGACGTTACAACAAGCGGTGCGGTGGGTGCGCCAGTAGAAACTGGACTTAGCAACGCTAGATGGGAGTACACAAACGTCACAACCCCCGCTGGCGGCTTTTTATACGCTGTCAATGGTGTAGATAGTCCTTTGCTTTACGATGGTTCTACGTGGTCAAATCCAACCATTACAGGCGTGGATGACACAACCTTTAGCAATATTGCTACGTTTAAGAATCAAGTTTGGTTTACTCAGAACGACACATTGAAGGCGTGGTATTTGCCTACTCTGTCGATTCAAGGCGCAGCTAACTACATTGATATGAGTGCTGTAGCGCAATTAGGTGGTTATCTAGTCGCTGTTGGCACATGGACAATTGACGCTGGCTATGGAGTAGATGACAACTTAGCGTTTATTACCTCTAACGGTGAACTAATTGTTTACGCAGGAACTGACCCATCAGACGCTACTAAATGGGCTTTAATCGGCGTTTGGCGCACAGGTAAACCCGTAGGTAAGCGTTGTTTGATTAAATACGGTGGTGACATCGTTGCTTTGACATATAACGGTGTTTACCCGCTTGCTGCAAGTCTGCAATCATCACGCTTAGACCCTAGGGTAGCGTTGTCAGACAAAATCCAAGGTGCTTTTGCTAGAGCTTCACAAGTTTATGGCGAAAACTTTGGCTGGCAAATGATATTTGACCCAAAGCACAACGCTTTAACTGTAAACGTACCAATAGACTCAGGCGCACAACAACAATATGTAATGAACAACATCACAAAATCGTGGTGTAACTTTACAAATTGGAACGCAAATTGTTGGGAAATTTTTGACAATGAACCTTATTTTGGTGCAAACGGTTATGTAGGTCACGCATGGGATGACTCTTATGCTGATGACGGTGCAAACATCAATACCAACGCATTTCAAGCGTTTAATTACTTTGAAAGTCGTGGAGTAAAGAAGTATTTCACTAGAGCAAGACCGTCATTGTTTACAAACGGTGACCCGACTGTCTACATTGGAATGAACGTAGACTTTGAATTGCAAGACCTTGCTGCTGCTGCTGAGTTTTCCCCTAGTAATGCTGGTTTGTGGGACATCGGTATCTGGGATGAATCAACGTGGGGTAAAGGTCTAATTGTTTCCAATAACTGGCAAGGGATTACCGGAATCGGTTATTGTGGCTCAACACAATTTAAATCTGCTTCACAGGGAGTGAGCTTGCTTTGGGCTTCAACGGACATTGTTTACCAGACAGGTTGGGCTGGCATATAGTACAAGGCGCACAGATTGGCGAGTGGGTTGCTGAAAGAATTGACGGTGCTTACTTTGCAGAACAATCTAGCGCAATAGGTTTACAGAAGGACGCTAAAACAATTGCGGGTGTTATTTACGAAAACTGGAACAGAAGAACGGTTTTTTGTCATATAGCGGTAGAAGGGCGGTTAACAAAGTCGTATTTAAAGGCTATTTTTGACTATCCTTTTAACGTTCTAAATGTAGAAAAAATCATCGTTCCGGTGGTTCAAGATAACCAAAAAAGCATAAAATTAGTACAAAACATGGGTTTTGCTGAAGAAGCACGAATTAAAGATGGTTCACCATTGGGTGACATTATATTTATGACATTGGCACGAAAAGATTGCCGATTCTTAGGGGTACGTTATGGGTAAGTCAGTCGCAACGCCACAAGTTCCTGATTACACGGCACTTGCTAAAGAGCAAGGTCAGCAAAACCTTATTGCAGCGGAACAGGGTTCACGATTAAGCAACCCAAACATGGTAACCCCGTATGGCACTCAAACCGTGTCCTATAGTTCCCCTACGTTTGACGAGAATGCTTACAACAACGCATTAACTGGCTTTAACAACAAAATTAACAGAGATGATTATTACGATACCGTAGAAAATCAATCTGGCGGCGGTGACAGCGGTTACAGCGGTGGAACATCTACAGTTTTTAATCAAGCTGCATACGACAAAGCACTAAGAGCTGCGGGTGGCGCACCAGATAGAAATGATTTTATGGTTGGTGGCGGAGTTCCTACTGTCACGCAAACGCTAAATCCAGAAGCGCAAGCAACGCTAGAATCACAGCAACGTGTACAACGTGCTTTAGCAAGTCTTGGTGAAACTGGCATTAAAAACGCACAGAATATTCTTTCAACACCATTTCAACCGACATCAACGCAAATTAACAAAGAGTTTGCTGATTACGGTAGAGCAATGGGCGAAGTCCCGTTGACTACCAATATTGATACGTCAAACTTCTCTGCTATGCCATTGAATGCGGGAACAACCGCACAAGATTTAATCTTAAAACGACTGAATCCTACTATGGAAGCGGGAGATAGGTCGTTTGCACAAACATTAGCAAACCAAGGTCTAGCACCGGGGACGGAAGCATACAACACAGCATTTCGTAACCGTGAAATGAGCAAAAATGACTTAATTAGTCAAGCTGCTTTACAAGGTATTAACCTAGACATGAGTGCTAGAAACCAACAGCTTAATGAAGCTCTTGGGATTGGTGGCTTTCAAAACCAAGCGCAGCTTAATCGTGCTGGTTTATACAATCAAGCACTTGGTCAAGACTTTACGCAAGGTTTGCAGAGAGCGCAGTTTGGCAA